TGGCGCGGCCCTTCCAGAGCTTCCACAGGCGACGGATCGCAAGCCATGACTGCTCAATCACGATTGAAGCTATTGCGCTGCCGAGGCAAGCGACAATCAGCGCAGCGCATGCGAAAAGGCCCATATCGGCCTCCGCAAGTTCGGCGGCAAAGGTATGGATGCTCATGCGACTCGCTCCTGGGCTTCGGCCAGCTCAGCGGCAGCGAGCAGATCACCGCGCTTCGTGGCCGCAATCTCGGCCCGCGCGAGTGCGATGACCTGGGCTTCGCGCAGCTGCTGCGCGGCGGTGTACTCACGCCGGTCGAGCAACCACGAAACGATGCGAGCGCCGCCAATGGACACGGCCACGATGGCGGCCAGCAGCGCGAAGGTAATGAGCGGATCGATCATCCCTGTTCCCCTACCCCAAGCCCCAAGGAAACCCGCCAGCGGCCTTGGGGTGCCGTTGGCGGGTGCGGTCCATCTGGACCACGCGGAGCATGTAATCTAAAAGGACCACACGTTGTCAACCAAGAGGAAACCATGACCGCCGTAGGTGAACTGCTCGATGCCGCCCGCGAACGCACGGGAATCCCGTCAGACAACGCTTTGGCGGCTCGACTGGGAATTCAGAGGCAGCTGCTGTCGAAGGCTCGCGCGGGCGAGAAGCCGCTCTCAGATGAACGAATTGCGCAAATTTGCGCGCTGGCGAAGCTCGATGGCCCGACTTGGATCGCCATGATTCATGCAGAGCGCGCAACGACGGCAACCGAACGTGCGCTCTGGCGGTTGATGCTGGACCGAATGGGCGCGGCGGCTGCGGTCGTCGCGCTGGTAGCGCTGTCGATGCCGGGCCTCGCAAACGCAAAAACCGCCCAAATTCAGGCGGTTAGCGGCGCCGAGAACGGCGGTATGTATATTATGTTCAAGCTGCTGCGAGGCTGGCTGGCACGACTCTTGCCTCGCCCCCTGTCCCTGTTACGGCATGGAGCCTGATTGTGCGTGATCGGAACCTAACCGGCCCTTGGGCCGGTTTTTCGTTTAAGGCTGGCCGACTGGTCACACCCGAAGGCCGCGAGTTGCTGCCCGAAGATCTGGCCTGGCTGTCGCTCACTGCTGCGCAGGCGCAGGAATGGCGGCGGATGATGGAGAGCGGCCGCGCAAACGGCAAAACACGGAAACCCTTGTCCTTCAACGCCGCCAGCGTGGTGAACCTCTCCGATGCCTTGGCACATCGCCGAGAAAGGCGGTCATCGGGGGCGATGGCTGGCCCCGACGCCGAACCGCCGGCAGCAGTCCTACCGGTACCGGGGCCGATACCTCGCCAGCGCGTGTGAAGCGCTTCCGTAGGGGCGCTGCCCCTACACCCCGGCAGATCGTCGCTGGAACGCCCAATCCATCCATCGGGCAACCCAGTAGTGAATGTCTAGACGCCAGTTCATACGAAGAGTATAGGCCGGCCGGAGACGCATTGTCAGAAGCTGGCCGGATAAGGCGGCGATTCGGGGAACGTGCCCATAGGGCGCTTACCAACCTCAACGAGCGCGTGCGGAGACGGTTCGCGCGTGCTGGATGGTTCAGACTGAGCGACGCCCCGGTGCGGATCATCCCGACGAGGATCAGCCTCCTGCCGGGGCGCCCGATAGGGGTTATAGGCCGGGCCATCGCGCGCGATCGCTACACACACCGGGATCGAGATTTTGGCTTTGGTGCCCTGCTCCGTTACGCACGTACATGTAGTGTCCTGCTCGGTTGTGCCGGATGCCATGCAATAGAGCTCAGGCTGCGATTGAACGCTGCGATCATCGAAGGCGGGTGCCGACCACGGCTGAAACTCAATCCGCGGCTTGTGACGTTCGATGTACTCCTCACGGTTGAGGGGCCGTGCCGCCGGCCCGCCCGCGCCCAAGGGCGCCAGGGCTCCAGCCGCCGGCAAAGCACCGGCCCCCTGATCCACCTTCTTTGGTGCCGACGGCGGCTTGATGATGAAGGCATAGATCAGCCAGACACCAAGGACTAGCGCGATAGTGACGGAAAGCGCCTGCCAAACCTTCTTAGGTACCTTGAACTTGTGGCTCGCCGTGTGCAGCGTCGCACTGCGGTAACGGGTATACAACGCCTTGGGGTAAGCCCAGATTTCTTCTTCGGCCTTGTCGCGCACCTTCTCATCGTACGGATCACTTTGGACGCGCGACCAAGTGAGGACGCCTGCCCGCTGCATGCCGAACGAACGATTCATGGTGCGTGTGCGAGCCAATGAGCGTGCGCACTGGTGGTGAATCTTGTTCGGCCATTGCGTGACGAACACAAGATCGAAACCGCGATGCCGATGCGTGGACATGGCACGGATGCGAGGATCATCGGATTCACCCGGCTTTCCGGTGGACGGGAACAGCTTGCCGTAACGCTCCAGCCCCTGTGTGTTGCCATCGGAATGCGCTTCGTCATAGATCACAAAAGAGCCGTCCGGAAGCTGTGTCCAGTCGTTGTGATCGGGCAACTTTTCCATCCACGGGAAAGCGCCTGCGCCCTCCTCTACTGTGGCGCCCGCGATGTTGGTGAAGAATCGGCGCGGCTGCGCCTTGCCTTCCTTTACCTGCTGCTGGTTCTGCTCGTAGAACTCAAGCGCCATCGACATTGCGCGCAAGGTCTTGCCGTTGCCGGGTTGCCCGGAGATTAGATACATCATTTGGAAGCTGCCTTCTGTACGGCGACCTTGCCTGCATCGATGACCACCTTGGTCACGATGGCAGAGCCGATCATGGTGATGGCCTCCCCTGCCCCGGCCATAAGCATCACATTGGCGAGATCGGCTGCGATGCCTGACCACTTCTGGGTGATGAGATTCAATGCACCCTTCACAAGCGGCAACAGGGCTGCACCTGTTACGAGACCGAGGCCAGCGCCAGTGAGGACGCGGGCGAGAGAGTTGCCCAGAAGCTGGACGAGGAAGGCTGCTAACCACGGCATTATTTGCGCACTCCTGCAACGATATATGCAGCTGCGATCCCGGCGCAGGCGATGACCAAGCCCTGGATCATCAGCGCGAAATCGCAGAGCGGTTTGAATTCAAAACTGACGGTCGTGGAGATAGGTCCAACGCCAACAGTGATGACCTTCGCAGCGGGACAGGAACCGCCACCAAGGCCACTAGACCATTGCCCCAGGTAGCTGCTTGGAATGGGCGGATCCATGTACGGCATCGGAACGTCGCCGGGATATGTGGGATTTTCGGGAAGACTAGGGTTCTCACCGCCATCGCCATCGCCATCCCCGTCGCCATCTCCATCACCATCGCCATCGCCATCACCACCACCGGAACCGCCATCCCCTCCCCCATCGCCATCACCACCACCGTCGCCCCCGCCCCCGTCCCCGTCACCATCACCGCCGCCGGTTTCACTCCCACCGCCTCCACCATCGTCACCACCGCCGTCACCGGCAGGCGTGGGCGCTGGAGCGTCAGATTCCGTGCAAGTGCCGCCCGTAGGCAGGTAGCTAAAACCGGCGACACCAGCCGGATCGAGAGAACTGGAATACATGCAACCGTTGTGGCACGCATTCACCGAAGCCGCCGTCGAGCCACCCTCCCAACCAAGCTCTTCCGGCCGTGCGGAACAAGCATCCTTCCAATAGAACTGCTGAGTATTCGCGTCGCCAGCTGCATTCATGCAGCGTACGACGCCGCCGTTGCGACCTTCCTGCACGGCGCAACTGAAGTACTTCTCACCAAAAGAACCGTTAACGCTTGGGCAGTTTTGTTGAACGACCGGCTTTCCCCACTGGCTCGTACGAGAGTTGAAGTAGTCCATCGTCCGCTGAACTGCTGCAGCACACATGGCGTACGCCTTGCCCTGATCGCAAGTGCCATTAATGGGGCAATCCGCTGCGGCGCGGACCTCAGCAGGAAGCCACAATCCGCCAAGGATCAGCACAGCGATGAGCAACAGACGCATGCATCAATCCCCGAACGCAATGTAGAGCGCCGCACTGCCGACGAAGAGAACGAATAGACCGAGCATCACCAATCCCCCATAGAAAGGGGCCGGATTGCCCGGCCCCGGTGCTACTGCGATCAACCGAAGATCGCGCCCTTGATCCACTTGAAGCCGACCGAAATTGCGGCCGGTGCCAGCTTGGCGGCGCCGACGGTGCCCAGGACAACGGCCAGTGAGGCCAGAACGGTCAATGCGGCGCTTGCGTCGAGTTCCATGGTGTTTCCCCTTTCACTAGTTACGGATGGTTCTGCCTATTTGCTTGTATGCCCATGCCACGGCGAAACACACCGCAACCATGGACAGAATCCCCGACACTTCGGCAGTGGTAAGCGCGGGAATATCGGTGCGCGGCACGAATGCAGCCTGCTCACAGGTGCCGGTCTGCTGGTTGAATTGCAGGCATTCGTAGACGTACCGCGCCATGACTCAGGCCTGCGCTGCCGGGCGTGGCGCAGCCTTCTGCAGCGGGCGCAGCACGGTGAACTTGCTCAGCGAGGCAACGCCCTTGTTGACCTGCAACATGGATTCAACATCGAGCTCGTACTCGCCCTCGGGGTAGCCCGGCTGACCCTTGTCCAGGCGCACGTCGAACGGGTAGGCAAAACCACCGGTTTCCAGCTTGGCCTTCTGCTTGCGGGTGGTGTATTCCACGTTCTCGCCAGCGTCGTTCTTGAAGCTGCCGCCGCGTTCGTCAATTTCGTTCTTGAGGACGGTGACCTTGATGCTCATGTGTTGTTACCCCTTTGAGGTTGGCTGTACGGCCGCGATTTCGGGCCAGTGCGCTGCTGTGTCACCTGTGACCCACTTCGGCAGCGATGGCGAAGTGCAGGATTCGATTACCGCCCGCAATGCCTGATCGTCTGGGCAGTTCTTGGCGATGAAATTGAGGGCCGCGCCGTACTGGCGGCGGATGTGGCGACGGACGCTCTTCCACGTCGCCTCAACGGCGGCTTTCGTGATTTCGATGCGCGTAGCAACACAGCGCAGAAAGGACAGGACCGGATAAGCCCCGAGCAGGTAGGAGGCCGGATCACGCAGAATGTCGAGCGGCAGTTCCTTGCGATTGGAGTTGCGGAACTGCGCCTCATAGCGCACCCACGGCGAACTCTTGTCGCCTTGTTCCCTGCCCTTCTCGTAGACGCGCAGTTGCTTCTCCGACTTCTTGCCGCCCACATAGAACGTCTTGCCGTCGCCGCTGTCGTAGTCGTCCACCAGCTGCGCCTTGGGGCGCTGACCACGGTTGTCGAAGTCGCCATTGGCGTACCACTTCTGTGCCATGCGCAACGGGTAATCGCCCACCAGGTCATCGGCGCACACATCGACACGGGTGATCCTCCCGGCGCAGCTTTCGAGCTTCGCTCGAAGCTCCAGCCACCGCTGCGCATGGCCGCAGCGCGCTGCGCTAATCGCCTTGCATCCATCACCGGTTAGCTCGATGCGGGCGGTATACGTACCATCTGCGCGGCGGCACTTTTCGCCACCCAGTTCGATCATCCCGACGAACTTCTTGGCCGCGTCGATGATCTTGATTCGCCACGTGTAGAAGCGGCCGCCGCCGGCCGTTTCATCCAGTTCAAGACCCAGACCGGCGAAGAACCAGCAGAACACCTGCAAGGCCGCAATGCGGGCATTGTCCGGGGAGAACTCGATCCACTGGCGGACCTCTTCGAAACTGTCGCCATCACGGAACGCAACCTCGTCCAGCGCTGCGCGCAGATCGATGGAAGCGGAGAACCAGTCAATGCCGACCGTCAGGGTTCCCTCGGGGTTCCTGAATTCACTGACTCCCCTGTTAGACGAGGGGAGTCCCGACCCGGCCAGCACCGCGCGATCACCGACCAT